TTAATAAATATATTATCCAGATGCACAAGGAGTTCGGAATTGGATTAATTTCCACGGCTGATAGCCATTACCCGAACCGCGATGCCTGGAAAGATAGAGAGCTTTATAAGCGCCTGGGATGGCTTGGAAAAGCATCATTTCAGCCTGATTATATGAGTAGCGAACTTCCTATTTCTGTGGACGAGATTGGGTACGAACTTTATCCAAAGAATGGCGATGAAATGTGGGAGAGTTATAAGAAGTATTCAGAAGAGTGTGGCGTCGAATACGACGATAAGCTTATTTTGGCTTCTATTACAAATACACATACAATCGCACATCAACAAATTACCGATTTTCTTCCCGATAATACAGTACGTCTACCAGACTTTGTTGTCCCCGCTGGACACACTGCGACCCAAGCGCTGGTTAATATGTCCCTGGAAGGGCTTAGGAACAAGAGTCTGCACAATAATCAAGAATACATGGATAGATTACGGCACGAACTTAGCGTTATCGATGATCGAGGATTTCCCAAATACTTTTTAACAATGAAGGCAATTGCAGACAGGGCAAACGACTGCATGCTCACAGGTCCAGGTCGTGGTTCTGCCGCTGGCTCCCTGGTAGCATATGTTCTTGGCATTACTCAAATTGATCCGATCAAACACGGACTGTTGTTTTCGCGTTTCCTACGTTCAGATGCCACTGATTATCCCGATATTGATTATGATGTTGCGGCTCCGATGGAGCTAAAAGAGCGGCTTATTAAAGAATGGGGCGATACAACAGTCGTTCCTATTTCAAATTGGAACACACTTCAGCTTCGCTCTTTAATCAAAGATATTTCTAAGTTCTATGGAATTCCTTTTAAAGAAGTTAATGAAGTTACTGGCAAGATGCTCATGGAGGCAACCCCAGCAGCAAAGAAAGCGCACGGAATCAAGGCGGGAGTATATAACCCGACTTTTGAGGAGGTTAAAGAATACTCGCCTACTCTACAAGCATTCTTGGCTAAGAATCCCCATATCGCTAATCATATCGATATTCTTTATGGTCAGGTACGATCTTGTTCGCGTCATGCTGGCGGTGTCGTCGTGGGTGAAAATCTAGATGAATGGATGCCCATTATTAATAGCAAGGGCATCAGACAAACACCTTGGGCTGAAGGACAGCATGTTCGGCATCTTGAACCAATGGGATTTATTAAGTTTGACATTCTTGGTCTTTCCACCTTGGCAATGTTCGACGGTGCAATTCGACATATTTTGAAGCGACACCATGGAATTCAAGAACCGACATTTGCCGATGTCAAAGAATACTATGGAAAGCACTTGGATCCAGATGTTATTGATCTAAACAACCAAGATGTATACAAGAACATCTTCCACAGTGGAAAATGGGCAGGGATTTTTCAGTTCACTGAGAAAGGTGCCCAGGCATTTTGTAAACGCGCAAAGCCTACCAGTATTATTGATATTTCTGCGATTACTTCTATTTTTCGCCCTGGACCTCTATCGGCAAAGGTAGATGATGAGTATGTTGATGCAAGGGAAAACCCTCAATATATTAAATATACACACCCTTTGATTGAAGAAGTTACCCAAGAGACATATGGGTTTCTAATATTTCAGGAACAGATCGCTATCCTTGCTCACAAGCTTGGAAAAGATCTTTCTCTTGATGAAGGCAACAAGCTTCGTAAGTTATTAACCAAAAAGGGTACCGGAAAGGGTCATGAAGCCAAGATGAAAATCCACGCAAAGTTTATTGAAGGCTGTATGGAAAAGGGCATTCGTCAGGATGTCGCACAAAGCATCTGGGACAAGTTTGAATATTTTTCTGGCTATGGATTTAATAAATCGCATGCCGTCTCGTACTCTATGCTCTCATATCAATGTGCTTGGCTGGCTTATCACTATCCGGCTGAATGGATGGCAGCATTTCTTGACAAGGAGCCCGAGAGTAGAAAAGAAAAAGCGATCAATATTGCGAAAGGCTTTGGCTTTAATATCAAAAAGCTGGATATAAACACATCTGGTCGTGTTTGGGAAATTAGTGAAGATGGTCATACTCTGATCCAACCACTAACTTCTATTAAAGGCTTTGGAGACGCAGCAATTGATCAGATTTTAAACAATCGTCCGTTCAACACAATTGAGGAATTCTTATTTAATGAAGACATTACCTATTCTAAACTAAACAAAAAGGCAGTAGACGTTTTGGTGCGTTCTGGCGCGATGAGTGGCTTAGTAGATACAAGGTTTAGTGGGCTAAAACATTTTTGGTCTGCTGTTGCGGTTGACAGACCCAGAAAAATTAAGCAGCTTGAAGACAATATTGAACTTTATCGCCCAGAGGGTGATTTTGACGAAGAGGAACTGATTCAATATACAGTTGATTTAACAGGGGTTTTCCCCATGGGCGAAGTAATGAATCGCGGAATTAGGCAGAAATTAGAAGACAAGTTTATCCCGCCAATTGGCGAATTCGATCCCGAATTACAGCTTACTTGGTTTATTCCTCGCAAAATTCTCCCAAGAAAAACAAAACATAATAAAGAATATTGGGTTGTTGAAGTAATCGATGATACAGGACATACAACAAGTATCAAATGTTGGGGTGTAAATTCAAATCGTGACATTTTATTTCTCAATCGCCCCTATATGGCTAGATTAGAGTATCACCCAACATGGGGCTACTCAACAAGATCAATTCGTCATAATTTTAGATTATTAAGTTGACAGCAAGTAATAACTAAGTTATAATATAAACATTAAGGAGTAAAAATGAGGCTTTACACAACTGGTGAGTTAGCCAGCTATTTTAGGGTTAGCAAAAGCTATATTCTTAGACTGAGGAAAGAGGGCAAATTGCCTCATTATAAGATATCTAATCTTCGTTATAGATATGATATTGAAGAGATCAAAAAGCTTTTTCGAGGTGCCAAATGATTATTGAATATCATAGAGTGCACATGAACGCACATCCACCTAGCCGCAGCAACCCAAGTGACGCAGGACTGGATGTTTATTTTTCACCCAAAGAACAAGAGCCCGTCACCATTCAACCAGGGGAAAGCGCGATCCTATCGACGGGGCTAAAGTTTGGCGTCCCTCACGGATATATGCTTGAGGTTAAGAACCGATCAAGTATAGCGGCTATGCGCTCTCTCGTTGTGGGGGCGTGCGTAGTGGACAGCGGATACGATGGAGAGTTATTTGTTAACCTTCACAACATCGGTACGAAGGAGCAGGTAATCGAACCCCACGCTAAGATCGCGCAGGTTGTAATGGTTCCAGTTGTTCCGTTTAGAGCAATGGAAACTACAAATCCCGATCTTTATGGGTGGTACCCAATTACAATTAGCGACCGCCAAGACGGGACATTAGGCAGCACAGATGAATAAGGCAGCCCAGGAAACAATGTTTTCCAGCAAATCGGGAGAATGGTCAACTCCCCAAGATTTTTATAATAAATTAAATTGGAGGTTTGGACCTTTTGACCTTGACCCCTGTGCAAGCCCTCACAATACTAAATGCGACAATTTTTATACTGAGCCAGAAAATGGATTATCAAAAAGTTGGCAAGGGCACACAGTATTCGTTAATCCTCCATATGGTAGAGGGATTGAAGCATGGATCAAGAAGGCATATGAAGAGTCGCAAGACTCCAATACAAAAGTTGTAATGCTGATCCCGGCACGGACAGATACGAGATATTGGCACGACTACGTTATGAAGGCGGAACTGGTATATTTTGTTAAAGGTCGTCTGAAGTTTGGCGATAGCTCAAACAGTGCCCCATTCCCATCGGCAGTAGTAGTCTTTAATAATCTGCCCGAGGGTTGGGCGGACGACTACCCCCGTATGGGAGCGCTTCAACGATGAATAGAAAACAAAGACGAGCCCAAGAAGCACAATTGCGAAAAGACAGTAACGAAGAACTATCAGCTAAAGTTGCCATGTTCGGTAAATTACCTGAAGAGTGCACTGCTTGTACGGCGGCATATGATAAGAATGATAAAGAAATGGCTACGACATGGAATGTTGTGGTTAGAGAGCAAGAAGAAGATAATCCTGTTCGGCTTTATTGTCCGACGTGCTGGAACACGGCACAAGAAGTAATTAACAGTTTTCTAAAAACTATGGAGGAAGAAGATGGATCTTGAAACACTTTTAACTTTTGATGATATTTTATTATTGCCCCAATATAGTGATATCAAATCACGAAGCGAGGTGACATTATCTTCGGAGATATCGGAGGGGATTGAACTTAGGGTACCAATTATTGCCAGCCCAATGGATACTGTGTGTGGCACAAGAATGTCACAGAAGATGTCAGAGTTCGGCGGATTAGGTATTATTCATAGATATAATTCTATTGATAAACAGGCGACTATGGTATCGGAAGCATCGGAAGGTGGTATAAAAACAGTAGGCGCAGCTATTGGAATCACTGGAGATTATCTAGAGAGAGCAAGAGAACTTGTATCTGCCGGTGCTAGCGTGCTATGTCTCGATGTAGCCCATGGTGATCACTTATTAATGCACGTTGCGCTCCACAATCTAAAAGACAAGTATGGACACATAGTTCATTTGATGGCAGGAAATGTTGCAACATATACAGGTGCTTTTGCATTAGCGCAATTTGGAGCACACAGTATCCGAGTCGGAATAGGAGGGGGATCTATTTGCTCAACTCGTATTCAAACTGGACATGGGGTGCCAACTCTAGCATCGATTATTGATTGTACGCGAATTAAAGATAAGTTCCCAGATGTAAAAATTATTGCTGATGGCGGTATTAAGAATTCTGGTGATGTCGTAAAAGCACTCGCAGCAGGTGCTGATTTTGTTATGATAGGATCTTTGCTCGCCGGAACAACCGAGGCTCCAGGAGACGTTATCCATCAAATGGGCAAGAAACTTAAGTCGTATCGCGGGATGGCAAGCAAAGATGCACAAATGGATTGGCGCGGCAATGTCTCCTCTCTGGAAGGTATCGCTACAGTCATTCCATATAAAGGGCCCGTTATTAATATATTACAAGAGCTAGAAAATGGAATACGGAGCGGATTATCATACAGCGGCGCTCGCAATCTTAAAGAATTAAGAGAGAATGCTCAATTTGTACGCCAAACCCAATCAGGATTAGCAGAAAGTAATACCCATATTAAGTGGAGGTACGATGCCTAAAAAACAATGGGATGAGCCTGCTGAAAAAATATACGCAAATCTTCCACAATCACATAAAGTTGATTTAAAGATCAAGCTTCATCATCATGGTGTCACCCAGTCGGCTTTTTTAAGGGGGGCTGTAAAAGCTTTTTTGCAAGAGGATGACCGCTTTATGGAATGGTTCGGCGCGTGGAAGCTACAAAATAGCAGTGTTAAGTCTGCCCAACGTCACCACAAATCTGATAAACTGAAGCAAGCAGGAGAAGAGCTTGCATCAAAATTTGGTATTAATGATGGAGAAATTGAAGATATATTTGATGTTCTTGCCAAGGAGCACCCTGAATTATGATAGAGTGCGCCGAAAAATGTGTTGAATTAGATGTGACCTGTCCAATTAAGGAATGCCGCTGCTGGATTGCCTATAAAGAAGACTTGAATTGTGTCAATATAGCTATTAAAAACAATGGAGCAATGAAATTAAGAGAAATTGCAGAACGATTAAGCTTAACTCCAGCAAGGGTACAGCAGATAGAAAAAAGCGTCCTTGCCAAGTTAAAGAAACTTATGTGATTTTTCTGCCTTTTGTCGGTTAGCTTTCTAATTATATATGATTATTTTGCACAATATCAAATTTAGGAGAGTTCTACAATGAGCAAAAAGTTATTATCAGAAGCCCAGGTCCGTCGCTTCCAGGGTCTTGCTGGTATTCCCGCTATTAATGAGGTGGGAGGAGTTTATGGCGACAGAGATGAAGATGAGTTACCCGGCGATGAAGGACCGGGAGAAGAATTACCACCCGATATGGGTGATGGCCTCGACGGCGAAGAAGATGTCGAAGTTGCAGACCTGGAAGTTTCCGACGAAGGGGGTGAGGATTTAGGTTTAGAACCTGAACAAGCGCAAAATCTTGCTGCTGATATTGTTCGGGCTGTTGCACAAGAGTTAGAAGACGCTCTTGGCTTACCCGAGCCAATTGAAGTCGAAGTAGAACCCGGAGTAGGCGGTGCGGAAGACCTAGAAGTCGGGCTCGAAGAGCCAGTAGATATGGAGATGGGCGGGGTGGAGCCAGAAGGACTCCCACCGGAAGCTGGCGACGAAGAAGAAGAGCTTGCCCTCCAAGAAGATAAGACTGCCAACAAGGGTCACGGACCCGGCAAGCAAGTAAAAGACGGAAATGGACATCCCACTGGTCGCTGGCTAAAAGAAGACGAAGAAGAGTCTCTTGAAGAGGGTGACGAGGAAGAACTCGCAGAAGTGCTTGATGATGAGGAAGTCGTTAACGAAGTCCTCCGACGTGTTGTTGCCCGCCTTTCAGGCAAGAAGTAGGCAGTAACACCAATCTCCTAAAATAATTAAAAGCCGTGGTTCCCACCACGGCTTTTATGTTATAATAGCATTAACAACAACAAAGAACTATTTATGTTTAACCACTTATGGTTTCTATTTAGGCTACAATGCAGATAAGCGAACTTAGACAATTAATTCAAGAAGTAAAGATCCAAGAAGCGCTTCAAAAGGGAATAACTCAAGTTCAAAACCCCTTTAAGGTAGTTTTTATTTTTGGACCCGCAGGCGCAGGTAAAACATTCATTAAAGATGTGCTTGGGCTCCCTGATAATTTTATTGTTATTAATACTGATGAACTTGTTGAAGACGTGTTCCCTAGATACGGACTATCGCTTAATTTTGAAGAAGGTCCGCAGGTAGTTAAACAAGAATTGCGAAAACTATTACAGCAAGCCACCGCAGAGAGGATGAGAAAATATGTTAATAAATGTATGCCGTTATTAATTGACACTCCCGGTGAAAAAATTAACAAGATACGCGATATCGTCCGCGCCCTTGTTGAAATAGGATATGATGTAGCACTCTTTCAGAT